ATTAATACCCCCTTCCCTGTTCTGACCGTCTCTGGTTGAAGAAAGAGAAGAACTTGTTGAAGAGGAAGTTGAGCCCACCCCGCTCCTTCCGTTGAATGAAGAAGTTGCTGCTGTTGTGAGTGTAGTTGATGAAGAGAAACCGTTGTTGAGACGTTGGCTCGGATCAGTTGCTACTAGACCGTGGAACAAGCCTGAACCACTCCCTGTTAAGGGTTTGTTAAGGTCTGAAACACCACGATCTCATGCTGAAGTCCCAATTGGATTTACCCCCACGCAAAGAGAAGTTGAGAGCATCGTTGAGGAAGAACTTGTTGACACCCCCAAGAACAAAGGGAAGATGAAGGCGCGAGTGCCTGTAGATGAACCCCCAGAGAATGATGTTGTTGCTGATGCTGAAGTTGTTGAGAGTCTCGTAGAGCTGCCGTTGCCTGTGAGAAGTAAAAACGTGATTGTTGGTGAACAGGCAACCGAAGGAGAAGCAAGTCACTGGAAGAGCAAGAGAGTTGCTGTTGCTAGGAGTGTAGCTAGTAGTGCTAGTGTTGGAGTTCAAAACCCCCGTTTCGATGAGTCGTTCAATATTGCGACCAAAGGAACGGAAACCGTTGAGAACAAGAGAATGTTGACTCAGTTGAGACCCCCCCCCACAAAACCCGAAAACCCCCCACAAGACCTTGCGCCCTTTATCGAAGAGAGAATACGCGAAGAAGATGTTTACTGCATGAAGTCGGAGGACTGCTCACAGAGGAGCAAGCGAGTTATTGACTTTCACGCTCCGGTGGAAGAACTTGACATTCGCCATCCTGCTGATGAGCAATACTTGAACAAGTTTGGAAATCGATTGCCCCATATGGAAGAATTTTCACAAGAGATCAAATGCCCGTCGAAAGGCGGTGCTGCTATTGTGCTAAAAGCCATCAATGAAGGCCCTGTTGTCACCCAAGACAGGATAATCGATAAGTACAACTTGAACATCCTTTTCAGAGAACACTTTTCCAAGATTGCAAAGATTCGAGATCGTTTCAATAACCTTGTAAAAATGGCCCTAAGAAGCCAGAAGGTTAAATTGAGAATCTATACAGTCGAAGGCCCCGCGATGTCTGCCAAGAGCAGTTTAGTGAGAGCTGTTGTTTCGAAAACTCACTTCAGGACTGTCGTTGTTACCCCTTCGCATAAGTTGAAAGAAGATTGGAAAAACCACCTGTCAAAAACCGCCCAAAGAGGTTCCTTCCGCTGTGTTGCAAGACACGGTATTGGAGCTGTTAGTGGTTTCGATGCGCAGTTGCTGGTTATTGATGAGATTTTCAACTTTGATCGAGCTGAGCTTGACCTGATTATTTCCGCCGCATCCACTTTGGGTGTGCGGAAAGTTCTTTTAATCGGAGATCGCTTTCAGTGCGAGAAAGGTGCGTTGAACATTACTAACCAGCTCCTCGCTTCACGTTTGCATTTGCAGACGTCTCTTGGCATGCCTAGAGACTCCCACGCCCTTTTCAAGAGATGGAATAGTTTAGATGAGGAATATGACACCACTGGAGAGAGAGAGAAGTCGATCTTTTGGACACACACACCACCACCACCCGCCGCGCTTAATCTGCGCATGTTTACTGACGCCAAAGCCCCGGAACGCTACAATGTTTCGATCGGTCAAGCTCAAGGTCTGAGACCAAGCCAAACCGCTTTCTATCAAGCTTCAAACCTAACTTCGTTGGAATGGATGACACTGCATTACAATCGCAGTTCAGTTGCCTATACCCGACACACGGAGTTTATGGTTGTCGAATGCCCTAGAGCGGCTCACGCTGTGATTTGCCCTTTTGAGTTACAAGTTGCTGAATCTGTTGCTGGACGCCATTTCCTTTCCGGGAAGCCGGCTGACATTTTATTCGGTACTCACAAAGCTCAGAAAGTCGAAAGTGCACTTGATGTGCTCAGAACGTTGACTGAAAACCCCATTGCCATGGATTGCCCAATAACCATTCAGGAGTCAGACGACTTCGATAGGAGCTGTTCACATGTTCTTGAACAACCTGTTGATATTGAAAACGCCGTTGCCACCAAAACACAATTTGCGTTGCCTGATCCTTCTGGTATTGATCTAGAGATGTTGGCCCCAATTCACCCTGCCAAGTTCTGCCGCCCACCCCCGCCACTTCAAGCTTCAAACGTTAGGAGTGACATCCGCGATGCCCATCTTATGGCCGCTATTCATCAAAACAAAAGTAGCTTTGACAGCTGCAAGAATCTTTTCGACCGTAATCTCGGTACTTCAAAGCTTGCAAAACTGACCAACCGTCAAAAGATGCACGCGATTGAATATCACGAAAGATTCAAGCAATGTTACTTTGCTGATAGCTACACAATCCTACCTGATGTTGACGCTTCTTACAACTGGTTGGCCGAAAGGCTAGCTGGTGCCATTACCACTCTTTTGCATTCTGAACCTTTTGGAGAGACCGGGCGAACCTTCAGTGTTGACGCTGAATTCAAGACACAATCAAAAGCTAAACCCGTTAGTTGCTTCGCCGCGACTTTACCTTACGGACAATCTGTTTTGGCAAATAGCAAGGTTTTCAACCTTCGCTTCGCCCAAGCCCAACAGAGAGCTTATTTCAACCTGTGTCGTATGCTGAGACCTGAAATCATTCTCGATTATGGAATGACCGATGATCAATTGTCCCACAGACTACGTGTTCTGGGTCTCGG